CTGCGTCTGCTTCGCGCCAATCCTGCACGAAATAATCTGACCCACAAGGTGATTGCGGTCAACGCCTCGATACAAGCAAGTCCGCTCATAGGCGCCGCGCGTGAGTTTCACCTTGTGCGAAGCGACATAGCCCGATGCCGACGCCGCCTTTTCGACCGTGCCCATGGTTACGAGCTTATTGTCGATCGCGTATGCCATCCAGCGCCGGCTCTTGGCCGCTTCAAGCAGCACGCTCGCGGAGCCGCGGTTCTCGATCCAAACCCCGGACGGTCCATTATGCGCGAGGTGCTTTTTGGCGAAAGCAACCAACCGCTCGTAGACGCTAGCGAGCCACGGACCCGACCAATCGCCGGTGATTTGCGTGATTTCCCAATCAAGCACATGGAGCGGGATTGGCTCGGTCTGATCGAATGACCAAAAAACGACGGCGATCGCATCTTCCGTTTTTCCGTTCTGGAACGAGGTCGCGATGGTCGCGAAGACGGTTTTGCAGGACATAGGGTCGAGTACGGGTTGGCCGTCGAAAAGCAATGATTCCCGTTGAATAATCGAATCTCCCGTGAAATCAGTAACCAGCCGTCTAAATGCGCCAGCGGCGGCGTCGAGCTGATCGTCATGCGCCACGGAAGGAAACCCGCAAAGTTCGTCTATGAAGGCATCGTTCCAATCGCCTTTGACCAAATAAACATTTCCTGCTTCGCATTGTGCGGCGAATGGCTCGGCACGAACGGCCTTTTCCCCAGTTTCGCGATCCGCTGAGATCACATAGCCGGCGTTCTCGGCGATGATGCTGGTTGCCTGGTCTTTCCCTGCTTGAGCCGCGTCTTGGGGAATCCTGATCTTACAGCGAATACCGTCTTGCGAAGCGCAATTCTTGATCGCCTGTCGGACTACGAATCCTATGTCGCGCATGCGAAGGACATGCTCGATGTAGAATTTTCCTTCCAATTCCGACATTTTGAGACCAATCGTCCAATCCGGATCTCGCCCAGGCTTCGGGATGCTTCCGGCCAAATCCCAACTACGGCATTGGCGCTTGGCGGCTTCCGCTGGCGAGGCGTCAATGATCTTGAACCAGTGCCGCTTGAACATGCCTCCTTCGCGCGGTGATGGCCTTTGCTGATATTGAGCTGCCCATGCGTAGGATCCCATGTCTCGCTTTAATTTTTCGATTGCCTCTCGCGGGAATCGGATCGGGTCGAGCAAATCGCCATCATGCTCACGCGGATCGCTAAAGCCTATTTCTGTCGAGCATGCCGTTTCAACCTCGAATTCCATCGGCAGGCAAAGATGAATGAATTCCATGCCGTATTTTTTAATAACGCCAGAAATATCATCGGCATGGAGGCGCTGCATGATGACGACGATGGCGGATCGCGTCTGGTCATTAAGGCGATTTACGGCACCCTCGCGGAACTTGCGAGTTGTCGTCGTACGCTCGGTTTCGGATTCCGCCGTTTCGGTCGAGTGAGGATCATCGACAATCAGCCGGTCGCCGCGCTGAGAAGTTAGCGATCCAAAAGGAACACCCTCGCGCGTGCCGGTCGAGCTATTGGCGAAGGACATTTCGCCCGTTCGCGTAAGTTCGACCTCTGGCCAGAGCGATTGATACCATTCCGACATGATGAGGTCTCGGCATTTTCGAGTATCGCGCTTGACTGGTCCCTCGCTAAATGCCGTGGTCAGGAATCGATGCGAGCGCAGCCCCTTCGGACCCCATTCCCAAGCCTGCCAAAGAACTGAAACCAAAAGACTTTTCATACTCCCAGGCGGGACATTGATGAGCAGACGCGTGATCTGGCCATAAGTCACGGCCTCGAGATGCTCGCAAATCGCGTCAACGTGCCAGGAATGGACATAAGTCGCATTTGGCTCGAGGATATGCCACGCCTCGCGAACGAACCCGGCAAAGTTTTGACAACGGGCGCGAATCGCATCGGCATGCGCGGCGACGTTTAGCCGGTCGCGCTCCCTATCCCGCCTAGCTAGTTCCGCCAGCAGGATCGTCAGAGGCGGCAAGTTTACGCTGGATCGCGATGGCTGCTCGCAGTTCGTCATCCGTCAGCTTTTCCAGGTTGCGGTATTCGATCGGTCCGCCGTTCGGACCTGAATGTGTCATCGCCGCCAGTTTGGGATGAATATATGGCGCAGCGTCTTTTGCGTAATTATGAGCTTCTTTTAGATTATCTTTTTTCAAAGCAGCGTGCATCGCGCGGAGCATGACGTCCAATGGCGTCACATCGGCGCGCAATGCCTTCTTTGCTACTTCTCTCGCCACAGCCGATTTTGGGCGTGCGCTCTTCGCCCCTCTTGGTCTTCCAGCTCCTGGACGCTTTCCACCTGTGCCCGCCATTGATTTTTTCCGATTGCGTTGATTTTATTTTTCAACGCCATTTGATTTCCGCAAGCGCAACATCTTTTTATATCATTGTTGCGACTAAATTTTCGCATTTTGTCGCGCGCGTGTCTGTCGGCACTGTCCCGGCAATGAATATGCGGCTTTCCGCGTCTTGTCGCAATCCCTCATTTATGTCTTGCTATTTCCCGCGTTTTGTTTCACATTGGAAACATTAAATGGTTTGGCGCGAGGCCAAATCACGAGGGCCGGAGGTCGCGGCCATGTTGAGATGGTGCAAGCTATCTATCGTGAGCTGTAACAAATCACTCGACGCGGATCACGCGAGATAATTGGAGAAAATGATGCAATACCCAACGCTGGAACAAGTTGAGCGGGCCGACCGAGTGCAGCTTTGTCGCTGGTGGCGACACCTAAACTCACCCGGCGCGTGGGCTATCGGCCGAGACAATTTTGAAGCCGTAATGGAGCAAGAGGTCGCCGTTATGGATCGTATCGCGGAGCGCTTCAAGGAAGTAGGCGGCTTCACGCCGGAAATCTCCAAACACATAGGATGGTGAAGATGAAAGTCACAGATGCAATGGTCGAAGCGGCAGCGCGAGCCTATGGGGCCGTGCTCGGGTCGCATTTCCCCGAAGGGCGAGGCTATGATGAATTGATGCCGGGGGAAATCAAGATCGCGCATGAAAGCGCTCGTGCGGCTCTTGAGGCGGGTATCGCCGCTTGGGTGAAGCCAACGCGGGCCGAGTCCGCGCGGGCCAGATGGGATGCGATGACGCCCGAGGATCGACGGAAGCATACCGAACCTGCCGTCAAAGGGCTCGCACAAAAACGCATTGATAAAGCTGAATTACAAAAGGTTGACAATGCGCCAGCAAAGATTTAGGAAAGAGGGCGGCGGGGAGACGCGACCAACGTCTCGACCCGCCAATGTCCACAACGGCTATCGAGGCCATCGCTGTGAACGTGTCAAAGCGGAAAGGAGCCGCTACGAACTCGCGTTTAATACCGCAGCGCGCCTCCGCGCACAATCCCTTTCTCCGCCCTCCATGAAAAACTCCGTTGTAAACGGGGTCATAACCAGCGCGTGCCGTTACCAACGCGCGGCCCAGCCCATGCGGCTGATCGAGCCTGACGGACAAAGCCTACGGATAGGCGTGGCAAAATCTTTCGAGGTGCTCTTTCTCCCGCCGATATGGTTACGGCTTACGCCATCATTCCATACGCAACGGGACTTTCCACACCGGGCGAGGCTTGTGAGGCCGAACCCATATCCAAGCCATAGCATACGGCTCAAAGCGGTCGGGGCGGTAAAGGGTCCGCCAAACCAAAATCAGCTTGGGAAATCGGAAGTAGGAGTCGCGTTAAGCTGGAGCAGCGCCAATCGACCTGTTCCGGTCCAAACTCACAGGGCCAGCACTAACCGCACAGGTTCCCGTTGTAAGGGGGGCCGGTCCTTAGCGGAAAGCGGAACTGTGTCTGTGCGCAGTCAAACCACCAACCCACTCACCAAAGGTCATGATAGAGGATACTGAGATGCCAAAGAGTATGCCGCAAGTCGGACAGATTTGGGGAGAGGTCAGAGTCGGTCCGTATTACACCGGCATCGAACCTGACGATGACGGGCGAAGCAAAAAGGAAATCGAGATCATCGAAGTTTTACCGAACGGCG